AAGAGTTGTTCGTGGCGTAGGTGCCGCTAAACGTGGCTATGGTAAAGCTACTTATTCTAAGAAAATGTATTAGGAGATTATAAATGTCTAAAGCAAGCATGATAGGTGATGTTGTAAAAGTTGTGGCAGATGCTTTTACATCTACTCCTAAACCTAAACCTAAAGGAAAGGGCGGACGTAAGCGTAAACCCCGTGGTCCTAAAGCTGCAACACCGCAGCAAAAAGCGGCTGCAAGAGCACTTGGCATTAATATTAATACAGCAAAGGCACTATCTCCTGCTGATTTAGATAAGGCTATTAAATCCAGACCTAACAAAGCAAAAGCTCCTGTATCTAAAAGAACTCCAAAAGAAGAACGGACACTTGCTGCACTTATAAAACGACAGAAAAAAGATGATAGTGATTTTGGAGGAGAAGAGCCTGATCGTATTAAACTATCGGCTGGTGGAAGTGAAGTTCTCCCCTCCAAAGCACAACTTGATCCTGAGATTAGAAATTATTCCAAGAAACGTCTACGTCATCTTATTAAAACGGGTCAAGCTAAGATGGTGGTAGATAAGAACGGTAAACGTAGTCTTAAAACAACTGGTAAGTTTTCCCCGCCTGCCAGTGAGGTTGCCAGAGATATGGGGCGAAAAGCTGATCCAGATAAAAAAGTTAGCGGTGTTAAAAGAGGTGAGGAACAGTATGAAGGTTCTGGAGATTCTTTCAATCCTATGGAAGCACTGTTTGATGAACGAAAAAAGGGCGGTCAGATTCTTTATAAAAGATCTGGCGGTGCTTTAAGAGGATGGGGAGCAGCTAAACGTGGATATTAAAGAATTTAGTTTTAAGTATGAGAAGTCTGTCAGAGAAGGCTATGATGACTATAGCCTAATAAACAAGCTAAGTATTAAGCCTGATAAGAATGACTATAAAGATTTTACAAATTATATAGAAAATCTTTCTGATTATTTACAGGAAACGTTTAAGTATACATACGGAAGTAAAGCTAAAAAGGGTAAGGGAACATGCAGCAATCATCAAAATACAGAGCAAAAAGATTGCTGTAAAGAAGCGGTACGTGAAGCAGCTAAACAAGAAGAATAGAAAATAAAAGGTTTAGAACATATGGCGGTAAGGAAGAAAAGTAATATGAAGGGCATGACTATTGGCAGGGGGATGAAACGCCCCACCAAGTCAGGTGCCGGTCTTACCAAAAAAGGTGTTGCCAAGTATCGCAGACAGAACCCCGGCTCTAAGTTAAAGACTGCTGTAACTGAGAAGAAACCTACAGGTAAGAGAGCAACAAGACGCAAGTCATACTGTGCAAGATCAGCAGGACAGATGAAGAAGTTTCCCAAGGCTGCCCAGAATCCTAATAGCAGATTAAGGCAGGCCAGAAAAAGATGGAGATGTTAGTTGAAAAAACCAGCACCGAAACGAAATATAGCTTTGGCTAAGCATTCTAAGCAGCATAGTAAAAAACATATGTCAGCAATGAAGACCTCTATGAAAAAAGGTAAAAGCTTTGGAGCTTCGCACAGAGTGGCAATGAAGAAAGTTGGAAGATAATGGCAGTCTCAGGTACATATAACTTTAATCTGGACATAGATGAGGTTATTCAGGAAGCGATGGAAATGATCGGGGGTGAGGATACTCTTGGTCATGAGCCTGCCTCTGCTCGTCGTTCTATAAATTTAATGTTGCGGGATTGGCAAAACCGTGGTATACTGTTATGGACAACAAGTGTTTCTTCTATTACAGTGATTGCAAGTACAGGTGATTATAGTCTTGCCGGATCTACACTGGATGCACTTGAAGTTGTGCTTAACAGAGATGATACAGATATACAGTTAAATCGTTTAAGTTCGGAAGAATATTTATTGATACCTAATAAAACACAGACCGGCAGACCAATGCAATACTCTATCCGCAGGGGAAGGGATAATCCTGTTATGTCGGTATGGCCGCTACCTGAAAACTCCACTGATGTGCTGAAGGTAGAAATATTCAGTGAACTACAGGATGTTAACAGATCAGCAACGCAGAACGCAGATGTTCCTAAGAGATTTCTGCCCTGTCTTACCATGGGTCTTTCTTATTACATGTCAATGAAGCGTGCAAATATAGATCCAACACGTATTCAGATGTTAAAAGCTAATTATGAAGAAATCCTGTCCAGAGCATTGCTGGAAGACAGGGAAAGAACGTCTATGCGTGTTGTTCCCAAGCTAAGGTATATCTGATGGCAAGTGCTAAAAATGCACTGGCAATGTGCGATATGTGTGGGTTTGTATATCCGCACAGAGTAATGCAACTGAATAGTTATGGGATGCTGGTATGCCCAGAAGATTTTGAAGGAATGTTTGATCTGAAGAACCATCCTCAGAATAAGATACCTGATGTAAGAGACAATCCAGCTATCCTTAATCCCCGTCCTGATACAGGGGGTCGTAATTTAACTTGGAGTCAGGCTACTACTGCTTGGGGATCAACAGAGAAGTATTGGAATCTAATATGACTGACTTAACCAGCAAACTAATATCAAACACATATAAACAGGTTATACTTGTAAGCTCATCTGCAAGTAATACCGGTGTAAGTACTTCTCTTAAAGCTGTGCAAACAGGTGATGGAACTAACAGTGCCCTGAAGATAGCCACCAATGCTATTCAAATTAGTGGTGTTCTGGAGGCCAGTGGTTCTGTTTCTCTGGGCAGCAACCTACGTGTAAGTGATAAAGTATGTGCAAGTTCTTTCTACGGAGATGGTTCTAATCTAACCGGGGTAACTGCCACAATTGCCGGTAATATATCAGTCAGTAATGCTACAGTAGGCAGTAATCTTTATGTTGGTGGAACTGTTACTGTTGCAGGAGTTACTAATCTTAAGAGTTCTCTTATAGTAGTTGGTTCTGTTAATCTTGGAAGTGCTGTTACAGTAGGCGGTGCTGCACATCTTCAGAGTACAGTCTCTGTGGCCGGTGCAGCTACGTTTGCCAGCACGGTTACTGTGGTAGGTGCAGCACTTCTGAAGAATAATGTTAGCATAGGTGGCACACTTGCTGTTGCAGGCGCACCCACCTTTACTTCCAAGGCTACCTTCAGTAATGATGTCTCAGTCAGTGGCAGACTTGATGTGGCAACATCAGCCTGTATTGGTGGGACATTCAGAGCAGTTGGTGCTGCCACCTTTGATGGAGATGTCTCTGTAAGTGGTGGTTTGGTAGTTGGCGGAACAGTTACAATACTGGGGACAAATGTACAGGCAACTAATGCCAGAGTATCTGCCTCTGCTTATTATGGTGATGGTTCTAATTTAACTGGAATTACCGGTGGTAATATAAGTGGTAATGTTTCGGTAAGTAATCTTAATGTTTATAATTCTGTTTCCATAGGTGGGAATCTGACAGCCAGCGGCACAGCAATTAAATTTATTAATGCTGCTGTATGTGCATCTACTTATTATGGCGATGGTTCTAATTTAACTGGTTTAACAGCCTCTCTTATTTCAGATGGTAGGATTGCTGGTAGTCTTGCAGTATCGGCTGCACTTACAGTGGGTGGTAATGTTAACATCGGAGGTACACTTACAGTTGCCGGGGCTACTTCGCTTGCATCCACACTGAGTGTTGGAGGTGCGTCTAACTTCCTAAGCACAGTCACAGTTGCAGGGAATACCAGACTTGGTGCAGCAGTCTCTGTTGTGGGTGCTACAAACTTTGCCAGTACTGTAACAGTTGTAGGTGCAACACATCTTCAGAGTACAGCATCTATTGGAGGTGCTGCAACGTTTGCCAGTACTGTAACAGTAGTTGGTGCTACACATCTTCAGAGTACAGTTTCCACAGCAGGCGCTGCAACGTTTGCCAGTACTGTAACAGTTGTTGGTGCTGCACATCTTCAGAGTACAGCATCTGTTGGGGGTGCAGCAGTCTTTGCATCCACAGTAACGGTTGTTGGAGCAGCCACATATAAAAGTAATGTATCTGTATCAGGCAATATGGATGTTGCAGGTAATGTATCAATAGGTGGAACACTCTTTGCTGCTGGTGGAATTACATACGATGGAAATGTATCTGTTAGTGGTAATCTTGCAGTAGGTGGTAATGTATCTGTGGGTGGAACGCTAAGTGTTACAGGAGCAGTTAGTCTTGCTTCTACTCTTAGTGTAGGA